GATGTATCAATGGAAAAATCAACTGATTTAGCAATCAAAAAGTTTTGTCCCGACGTATTTTCCAATTGCATGTATTGTTGGATAGACAAACAATACGATTCATCTGGGATATAATTTCCATCTACGTCAGTCTTTGATGGAACCAGTTGGAATAATTCAATTTGAGTAGTTGCTGCCTTTGCTGCGTAAGGTTTATATCCAAGATATTTAGCCAATGTCAAAACGTTCTTACGTTCCGATGCGTAAGGAAGAAGACTTTCTTTGAATTGATAATCTATATAGTAGGAAAGAACGTCACCAACATATGCCGCCTGTTCAATGAACATTGTGCCAGGCGATGCATCGCTGAAATCTTGATAACTCGTCGGATAATAACTTTTGGCAAAGTCAATCAAACCTTGTTTGAATGAATTAAAATCCCGATTAAGGTATTTAACATCCTTATTCTGGGGTTGAAATGATTTTTGTATTGTATTTGCCATACTTTATATGTTATTCGTTGTATTAAACGAAAAGCTGCTTGTTTGATTATTAAATGTAAAGTCTATACTTATTCTAACTATATAATTATTGACATCTTCTACTTTTTGTGTGTTTGGAACATCTAAAAATATATTATTTACAAATACATTCGGAAACCAAGTTTGTATATCTTCTCGGATTACATTTTGAAGAATCATATCAAACCCATCAATGTTTTGTTCAAATAAATAATTATACAATCTAGTTCCAAATTCCGGATTAAATCGTCGTTCAGACGGCCTTGTTTTGAAAAAATTCAATAAATTTGATTTTATTTGTGTAATAGAATCATATGATTGTGTGAAATATCCATTGCTGCCCTTTTGTAAAGGCAAAGTCAATCCAATAGTAGATGTCCGTTTCAGACCAATACTATTTGACAATTTTGGTAAAAGCGCAGGTTTAGATGCCATATATATTATTCAGTTTGAATTAATCCACGGTTGAGACCACCTTGGGTTTTCTTTTTATCCACCGCTTTCATAAAAGAACTGAAATTTCTGTTCATCACAGCTAACACTTTTGTTTGTTCTTCGTTCACAGGCACATGCGTCGGTGGAACTATCACCGATTCATTTAATTGTTCAACTGAATTTCCGTCAGATTGATTGTTAATGAATTGTTGTGATACGACATCGGACGACATTGGAGATGCCAATGAAACATACGATCCTTCTCTCGGAACTCCACCAACAGTTTCATTTAAAACCTGATTCAATAGATTGTTGTTGGTGTATTTTTTAATTGGACGATTTTCTACTGGTTTAATCGTAACTGGTTGTTTTTTAACAACCGCAGCCGGTTGAATTTGTCGGTGCTCGTCCAAAACGTGGGATTTGGAGTTGTGGGATAAAATCTCTGTCAAAATTTGTGGAATCATCAATGGTAACGATTTCTTCAACTCCTCTTGAACTACAGACTGTATTAATGATTTGAATTCACTTGTTTTCATATACTATATAATTATCAAACTGTTTTTAAATAAAATGACAATATTACTAACTAGTTCTTCTATATTTCTATTAAGAGCATTTTGGACAAAAATATGGGGGTTTTGGAATATTGGGTAGGTTTGCTCGTAATTGAGTAAGATTTGGTATTTTTGGTGGTTCTCCCAACCAAGCTTTGACTTTAATATCAATCGGCAGTGGATTTATAGAATCCATAGTAGGAACCTTCGGAATCGGAACTTGTGACAACGCCGGAACTTTCAAACTTGGCAAATTAGAAGTGTTTGGTAAATTTGGCACAGTAGGAACATTGGGTAATGTAGGCAAACTGGGAATGGGTGGTATAAATTGCGCCACTCTATCGGTAAGATCTTTTACAGTAGGTAATCCCAATTGGGGAATTGGTATTGAGGAAGGTATCGGTAACGTTTTCAGTGAATTAAGTGAATACTTTGCACAGTCTATGGCGGGTTTTTCAAATTTCAAACCAGAAACACGTTTGTCTGGAAGTACATTTGAAATATTTTTAGACGTACTACTTATTAAATTATTAACGCTGTTGGAAATTCCTCCAAGCGGATTTTGAATATTTATAGATGGAGGTTGTGGTAAAGATATCATATATTTTGAGTTGGATTTGATCCTCTAATTTTACCAAAATAACCACCAGGAACTCCTTCGCCACTAAAAGTATTTATTTTAGTTTTCAACAATGATCCTGCGTATTTACCGGGTGCATATCCACCTCCCGTCACAAATACTCTTTTACTTAAAATTTTTTCTAAAGAATCACGTAAAGCCACTAAACTTTCTTGTTGCACAGATATTTGAGTTTGATACGGATTGGCATTTAATGTATTGGTTGGGTCTGCACTTACCGTATTTATCGGATCCGATGTGTTTGCAATTGAAACTGGTCCTAAATCAACACCACCGACTCCTGCAATAATATTAGTTCCACCTCCTCCTACACTCGTAACCCCCGCGCCTTCGCCTACACCGACATATAAAGGTATGGGAGCAATTGCAGGTGGATCGATGTGAACATGTGGATGTGCATGTATATGTGGATGTGGATGAATGTGAGCGTGCCCGTGAATATGAGTTAAGATCCAATCACATAAATCATACAACCAATCAACAGTAGTTTGTCCAAGCACGACCGGTTCACTTGTTTTGTCATATTCCCCCAAATAAATTGCCGGGCTATTTAATACCGTCTTTGTATTGGATGTAATTACAATTTGATCTTGTGCATCTACTGTGTATTCGCTGTCAGTAGTAATTGCATATCGCTTTTTACTAAAATGAAGAGTTTCTTCTGCTTTACTACTAAAAACCAATCGGTCACTATTTATTACAATTTGGTCTCCGACGAGTTTTGGTAATTTGAAAGATGAACATCCAGTTGGAGAAAATGTGGAGATTTCCTCCTTTCCTTCCTGAAATATTGTCTTTTTTATTGTAGGAACGAATGAGGATTCTGTCAATCCAGATGTAATATGAATTGATGATCCGTCATTATTAATGTCCTCTGATACAAATCCTCCGGTATTCTTTTCCGACATATCCAATTTTATTGGGCGTTGGCGATTTCTGATCAAAATCATAGGATTGCCGCCGCCGGTTATTGAATCCGGAAATTTTGGATTTTTTGATTTATCTTTATTTACATAATCCTTATATTGAGGAGAACTTTGATCATTTTGACGATTTGAATCATATGCGGAGAATCTTATGCTTTGTCCAAATCTACTTTCAATTACAGAATCACCCTCATATTTTTTTATGGATCTTATATTATTATTTGACCAAAAATATCTTCCCATTACTCCGACATTATCCACATTTTTGTATTTTTTTGAAACCGTATAAGAAAGTGGTCCTTGATACGGAGTCGTCTTGTCGGAATTTGAAACTTCAATTTCTCTATTTCCAGAATTTAATCCAGAAATTTTTTCCTTCCTAAAGTCTACATTGTTATTTAAAAATCCCTTTATATTTAATTTTTTAGAATAATATAATGTATTAAAGTAATTTACTAAAATTACCGTTTCATTTACAAGTGGATATTCTACTATCCCGGTATTTTCCAAAGGAATTGCCCATGTCAATTTCTCTTTGTCTGCACCTTGTTGTGATATCAACGGACGAACCAATACACGTCCTATCCACGTAAAATTTTTATCTGTTTGCAATGCCGGATTACCAGAAACATCATCTGGCCAATCGGTTGGATTTATTGATGGGTAGTTATTTGGAGATTTAAAAATAGGATGTGAGTCATCAAGAATAATGTCAAGAACAATGCCCGGTTCCATTTCATAAAAATCTGACTCGGTGTGAGTTCCAGAATAAGTGGAACTATTCAGTTGAGAATATGAATTTCCAATTTTGTTGGCTCTGTACATATTATTGTTTTACAATTTTAATTGGGGCGTTCAATTCTTTGGTAATCTTTTCTGCTTCTTCCATGAGTTGTTTTCTTTCATCGTCACTTAGTGCAAACCCTCCCCCGTTTTCATCGGGAGAGGCATTACTTGAAAGAATTCTTTGGACGATGGCCGCAAGTTTTATTAGTTGTTCATCGTTTCTTACACCAACGTCCAAATAATCTTTAATCATTGGAACAATTACCATCGCATCGTTTGCAGTTTTAATCATTCCTCTCAAATCTGATATTAATATATCAATTTGATTCCGTTTATCTTCGGAATTTACAACAATATCCTTCAACACCGAAGAATATTTTTTACCCTTAAAAAGTTCAAAATCTAAATCCATATATCTATATATATGACACAGATTGTATTTTTGTTAATAAGTTTCTGGTTGTAGATTACCACGATTCCTATATGATTTGACTATAATAGATTGATATTGTTTCATTTTATTGATAACTTTAGTAATCTGTTGTGTCTTGCAAGATGAAATTTCTCTGATATTTAGATATAGAGATTTTTTATTAAATGATTCTATACGATTTCCATTTCTGAATAGTTCTATAACTGCATTCGCAATATTAAGATCTCTTTCTTTGGTAAAGATTTTAGTAACATTCTTTTCCCAATATTCAATCATCAATTTCATAAATTCTGACAATTCAATATTTTTATGATATGGATCTTCCGATTGTAAACATACTGTAGTTGCATCCGGAGTTTCCGAAATACTTACGTGTTGATTGAATCTCTTATAATTGCCGTTGTTATGAAGAATCAGATAATTTTTTGCGACTATGCTAAAATAACTAAACGCTTTTCCTTTACCCTCTTCAAACTTGTGCATATTTGCCACCAAATGTGCCACTGTTTCTATTTTGATTTCCGATGGACTATTATCAAAATATGTAAACTTGAAAGTGTTGAAAATGTTTTCTACCAATTTCTCAATTGCATATCTGATAGAATTGTTATATATCTCATTGCGGACTTCTTGACTTTCTTCTTTGTTATATAAAATAATATTTCGTTCCGTTTCTTCCGTGAAATACATTTTATTAGTAGAAGTTTTTTTAGGTGCAACTTCTTCTGCGACGATTATAGTTGGTTTTTTTATAACTATACTCTTTTTAGACACGTCCAATTTAGATTTACTTTTCGTCTTTTCTTTTGAAACAACGGGTTTATCTTTGACAATTCCAACGCCATTAAATTTCGGAGAACTCTTCTTTTTAATTGGCAATTTCGGATTTTTAACGGATGAGTTGGTAATTTTTACTTGTTTTTTATTTTTTCTTTTTTTCATTCAATCCTTTTGTTGAGTTTTTCAATCAACTTTATAATTTCCGAAAACACAAAACCTACGTCATCATCCTTCTGAAACATTTGCTTGTCATCTACTTCTTTTAACTTACGGTGCGTAACATCTACATCATTCCTAAATTCTAATATCCATTTTTCCAAGATATCTATCTTTTCAAAATTGCGGTCAAGTGACATCGCGAGATACAAATTGACACATAGTGATATTGCCAAGATAACGCTTAATAAAATTACTGATATTACCATAGTTTAATTATTCCTCACCATCATCGTCTTCGTGATCAAGATAATCATCTAAGTATAAAATAGCTTCATCAACCATTTCCCAGTCTTCTAATTTTTGAGACTGCTTTAATAATTTGATAACTTCCTTAATGTCAGTTTGTTCCATATATATAATTTTAACTGATATCTAAATATAGTCATTGAATTGGAAAAATCAATTAAAAAGTGAAATTTCTTTAATTTTAATTTAAAAACTAAAATAACCTGTTTTATGCGGTGCGGATTGAACTTCTCTAATTACTTCTTTTTCAACGATTCTGTCAACCGGAACTTCTCTAATTACTTCTTTTTCAACGATTCTGTCAACCGGAACTTCTCTAATTATATCATTAAAAATGGTTTCTTTTTGAACTTCTTCGGTTGCTTCTTTTTTTGCATCTTCAACAATTTTATCCACACTTTCAGTTTCTTTTATCACATTTGCGGGTGTCAATGTTGTATTATATGCTAACAACAAACACACAGCCAAAGGGTCAAATACCGATATAATAACAATAATAAACCATTTTACCACTTTGTTAATTTCTACCCCAAATTCGTCGGCTACAAATTTAAAAGTTTGAACATCTTTCTTGCTTCCACTTTGTAGTTTTAACTCTGATATTTGTTTATCAAATGATTGAACTTCATCAATACTTTTTTGAATTTTTTGATTTTCATTTTCAATATCATGTTGACTTTGTTCAATCAATTCTTGTGTTTGTTGTTGAACTTGGCGAAATTGAATTGGATTTCTTGCAATTAAAATGTTTGTCATACTTTCGTTTAAACGAAACTCTTGACTATTACGCAATTGAGTAACATTTGCGATTCTACCTTTTGAAGTAAAAATTTTGTCTTTAATAGAAATTTTTTGTTCTTCAATAAGTTGAATTTTTTGCTCAATCAATTGATTTTCAATGCTTGATTGTTGATATGCACTACTAAGATATCCAAAAATTCCAAGCGAAGTAATAATCATTAATACAATAACAGATGTTGTTAAATATAATTTTAAGAATGTTTTAGTTTTATTCCAATAACGATATAAAAAACTAGTTGCTACTAATTTACCAAGTTCTAATGAACTTGCCATAATCATCGCGGCGACAGCAGATCCACTAAATAACATT